ATTTAAATCTAAATCGTAATTGGCCGTAACATTATATGAATTACTACTAGTCTTTTGAGATATTCTTGAAATTTGGTTTGGTGTTATTGAACTATATTCAAATTTTCTCTCTTCGTTAAATAGATTCTTTTCAAACGCATTTTTAACCATAATACAATCTCCAACATTTGTTAAAATTTTATGTTCCCTCACATAATATTTTGACTTTGTTTCCAATAAATTATCAGGATTAATAACTCTTTTAAATGTTCCCGTAACTCCATTGGCAAATGTGGTACCCGTATATCCAAAATTGAATAGGTTAAAAACGTAGGGGTCACTATCTAATTGGTTATTACCCAATGAATAAACTTGGAATAAATTTAATTGATTATAAAAGAAAGGTAATTCAACATACTCACCAACAGTTAATCCGTGTGGTGCAATACATTGAAATCTAATAACATTACTACCATTTTGAGTTCCATTAATAATTGAAAATGGAATACCTTCGGACGCATACCAATCATAACTACTATTATTTAATGTGTATGACATTTGTTTTAAATAATTGTTACTTTGAGCATAACTAATATAATATGTCCAATTGTATGTGTAGGCACTTTTTGCAACATAATTAATATGTTGGTCAGATATGTTAGGCCTATAAAAATCAAATTCATAATATTGTGGAAATCCTTTCCATATAGTACTAACAAAAGATTGTTCGGGATTAACATAATATAAAGTATTTCTAAATGGAACATATTCAGTAGTACCTGTATATGTGTTACCATACAAATAATTAACTTTGAATGTGGGTCTGAATATACCACTACTTTGTCTTTCATCATCAAATACTTGAGCCAAACTAATACTTTGACTTCGGTCATATTCAACCATTTGTTGACTCTGTTGCTCTAAAGTAATAGTGATATCTTGGTCAACTGATGGAGCCGCCTGATATTCCTGACTACTCGGTATAATTGTAAACTTATTCACCTACAGAATATTTTGTTTTAAATTTATCTAACGCAGTTAATCCTTTATTTACTCCAAAATAAAAATGGAATGGAGCGCTAACTAAGAATTTATTTGGATAAGTTCCCGCATTGTAAGAATATGAACCATTAGGGTTTACATTAAAGATATAACCTCTTTCGTATATATCACTTACTTGTGAATTTGACCCAATAAAATAACTTGGCGACCCAATATTTCTTCTATCTAATGATTGATAGTTATATCCAAAAATACCTGAAGTATTAATATTTGATGATTGATTTGTAACCCAATCATTGTATTGTGAACCAAAAATACTTTGTATTGATGGTTGATTTAATCCCCACTGATAAAACGGTACATACTGAGATTTAATACCATAAGGATATGTTATAGCATTTGCATTATTTGATGGTCTAAAATCAATAACTCCAGGCGTTAAGAAGTCTTTGTTTTGTAAATCAACTGTGGTAGAAGAAAAGAAAACACCCATTGTTGGGTCATCAAGTCCACCCAAAATAACAACAGGGTCATTACTTGTACCATAAACACTATAAAACTCAGGTGAAAAAGGTATTACACCATACTCAGAATTAATTGACATACTTTGAGCTAAATCACCATCAATTCTTCTATCGGGTCTGGTAAATAATTGATTCAATCCATTATTACCAAAAGTAAAAAGTTGAGCCAAATATCCTTCGTCTGTAATACGAGATATAACAAATAAATTTACCAAATCTGAAGTATCCGAATAACTTGTTGGATTTAATGTATTCATTATGTACCCTTTAGCTGACGGGTCAAAAATTATTTCTTGATAAAAATCATCTTTAATACCCAAATTAACAATTGTTGTTGGGAACAATAAATTTCTGTCATTAACGGGGTTTATTAATCCAAGAGTTGGTCTTCCAATAAATCTTGGTGATGTTGTTCCTGACAAATAAGGTGAACTTCTGTAATAGAAGTTATTAGTCTTATCATCAAAATAAACAAGTTCTTTGGCAAACTGAGGTGGTAATGGTTTATTTTGTTGGTCAAAATAAGTATCAACTTGTATTGGAAATGTGTATAATGAACCATTTACCCAATTGTTGGTAAATGTTTGAGATAAAACACCTCGACATAACCCATAGAAAAATCTAAATCTAAATCCCCACTCACTAAACGCCCTTAAATCTTTTTGTAAATCTGTCCAAGGATTAACCGCAAAAACATAACACCCATTTTGAACTGAATCACTACTTTGACATCCCGCAGTAACACCAAAATTAACACTATTACCACTATAACAATTAAGACCAACCATTCTCTCACAAGTACTTAATGACTCTAACACATTGACACTAGCAAGTTGACCCTCAATATCAGCATTAACTTGAGATGCACCTGTATCGTAACCACTTACATTAATGGGTGCTCCTTGTCCACCAATAATATAAGCAGAAAATCCTACGTTTTGTTGTAATAAACTAACACTACCATTTATAACACCACTATCGATATAATCAGATGATGGTAATCTGTCAGTTCTCATAACATTTCTTGAAGAATTGACAATGTTCAACGCACTTGAACCCGTTAATGTTGGATATAAAATTGGGCTAAAGTATACCCTACTCGGTGGGTCATTATATGCCTTATAAGAGAGCAACGGGAATATCACATTTAAAATAATAGTATTTAAAACTAATGGAGTTAACTTTAATATTGCACCACCCGATAAATCCTCGGCGGTATCATACTTACTAACCGATATTGCGGATGAATAATAATCATTCGATGTTTTGGTTACCACACCATTAGCTATTCCATATGACGGACTTTTATCAATGAATACTGTTGCTGGTACAAAAACATTACCAAATGTTGGACCTGAATTAATAGTTCTATCGGGAGTTGTTGAATCTAATGCCCCATAAAATCCAACATTACTTGTGGTGTATGAAGAAAATTGTAAACCAGGTGTTGTTGAACCTACCACACCAGGACTATAAACATAAGATGAAAAATAAATATTATTTTGAACGTTATGTTGTGGAACAGTAGTTACTGAACCTGTTGGTAATTTTTGAACAGGTATATTCATTTTTGTTGTTGCCGTAATGATTACGTCGTTTTCATTTGGGTATCCCAATATCTTACCAATACCATATTGATTAATTAACGTTGGGGAATATGGGTCAACCCCTCTTTGTAAAATTAAAATTTTTGAGTCAGAAAAATCCGCAAAATTACTTATGGCTAAATTTTGTTGTGCTCCATCTTCAAGCCACCCATCACTACCTAAATTGCCTTTAACTTCTTTATAAATTTGAACTGAGCTTGGTGCAGTTAAATAGTTCCAAAACCCAACACCACTACCTAAATTAGGTATTGAATATTGTGGTACACCATTAACAATATTTGTTGTAATTGTAATAGCAGTAAGTACTTGATAGTATTCAATATCTGAAGGATATACATATCTTTGACAACTTTCACCAAAACTAACTACCGTATATTCTGCAGTACCACCTAAATTAGTTGTACTTATACAATTAACATTTGTTATTGTATGAGACCCTAATGTTAACGCACTATAAATAACAATCCCCCCATTACAAGTATTATATGTCACCGTACCTGAAGTAGTAACATCTATAGTAATACTATCAACACACTCAGTTGTTGCACTTGGTATAGTATATAATGTAGTCGATTCCGTAGTTTGACTATTATCTGTTGGAATTGCATATTTTACTTGAGTAGTAAATTGGTCAGTTTGAATTCTACCATTTATTCCTTGTAACACTGAACCACCAGTAGTTCCTGTCCACAAATAATTTTTATCTGTGGTTAATGATGGATTCACAAAAGTTAATAGAGTACCTGGTTCAAATTCTTCAGGTGATAATATAGTTAAAGTATTATCATAATGATACAAACCTACAGGATTATTTACATCTGAAGCAAAAGTAGCTTTTATTCTATTAATCCCTTGGAAATATTTATTTCTAACATTAAAAGTGTTTATCCTTTCTCCTGGTGTTATTGTTTTTGAAACAGCAAATCTTCGAGTATTATCGCTGTCAGGAAATGTAACAATAGAACTCACACCATTTTTGTATGCAGATGGATTAGTATTACTAGAACCAAATCCTGCAAGTGCCTCACTTAAAATTTGAGCATATAATGAATTGTTCGCTTCGTAAGTATCATCACTTGGAGATTGTGATGTTGCCCTTTCTTGAGCCTTAACTAAATTTTCATAATATGCCGATGAATTAGATAATTGACTAACTAAAAAAGACTCAGTGGCGTTTGTAGAAGACTGTAGAATCTCTGGGTCACATTCACAAGCCTGACAATCGGGATAAGTCACCATTGGTAATTTAAAAGGTCCAAACCTTAGTTGTTCAATGAATTTTTTTATTTTCTTTGCTTTAATTAACAAAATTGTCCATACGGTCAACTGTAGTACCGCAGATACTACCCCCGCAATACTAACACCAAAAGACGCAATAATTAACGCAATATAAACCGCAACCAAAAATCCAAACGCAATAACGTTTTTAATAATCCACCCAATTAATGCAATAATTAAAGGTTTCGCATAATTTTCTAAAATTGCCGCAGCAATATGATAAACAATTAATAATGGGATACCAATTATTTGAACCAATTGCATTAAAATTGCAAATAGAAAGAAAATAAAATCAAAATTTCTAAAACCTTCATTTACAGGAAATTTATTAATAGTACTTTCACAATCTTGACTGTCAATTTCTTTAATCCCAATAAACCTACCTCTTCCACCATTTTTAAATTCATCAATTAACCCTGAAACCGTGTAAACTTTATTAAAGTCAAATTGATAAAAAGTATCATCACAATTTATTGCCGCTTGAGTATTTGTGTATCCGGTCCAATCTAATCCAAAATAATATGAACCAGCCAATTCTGCGTTAGACGATGGGTTAAATTGTAAATTTGGGTCAATTACCGAACTTGTCCATCCATACTCTTTAATATTTGGAACTAAAAAATATGGTCGTCTTGTTTGTTCAGTTAATGCCGTTGGTTGAGTCCATTTAATTTTAAATCTATATTTTGCCTTAGTTGGAATACCTATTGTTGGGTCATTTGATATAACTCTTTCACCAAATTCATTAGTTATATAATAATCTAAGTTCATTGGTAATTCAGTTAACCAAACACCATCACCATCAATAATATTTCCAGATTGTTCTAATTGATATTGTTCCAGTATTGGATTACCAATAGTATCTTGTTGGATGGTTTGTCTAATTGCTAATATTTGTCCAGGTCCTGATTGTAAACTACAAAGATTACCCATATCATCTTTAGGTTTTGCATTTCTCCTAACTCGGTAAGCGTCTGAAGTGGAATAAATTGAACCCATAAAAACAGATGTTGGTTGTATATTAACATTTGCCTCGTCTCTCAAATCAAAATCAAGACGATTAATGGCAATGTCACAAATATCAGGGTCACCCCAAAGTGGTGATATTTCAATACCTTTAACCAAATTAATAATTTGAGGTAATGAATTTAAATCTGTTGATGTTCTAAAACGATTACCCGCAACTTGAGCTTCAGTTGCAAGACCCATTCTAATTAAATCCTGTGGTGTCAATGAAAACTCTCCAATATCAGACAAGTCAACATCCATAACAACAGTTTGAAACCCTAATGGTACCCCCATTATCATGTAATCCCCACTATCATTTGTTTTGGCCGTGAACTTATAATATCTGTCATATATTTCAACAGCGGTTGTTCCTGTCAGAGCATCCAATCTTGATGGTATTGTACCTGTTGCTGCGTGAACAGAATAAGATTTTTCATAAGGTAATAAGTTGTACCTATATCCATCTTCATTTTTATCTGAAGGTGATTTATATGGGTATATACTTGAAATAATTGGGTTTGATTCATCTACCGTTGTAATAGGTATGAATATTGACACTCTTGCGTTTGGTAATCCAAAACCATTGTTAGCGGTAACCCTACCAACAATAACTCCATAATCGGCACAACTTCTTATATAGACATCTTCTTGTTGTATTTTTAAAGATAAAATCTCTAACTGTTCAAACTCTTGGTCTAATTGTACGTTGATTGTTTTGTTAACCCCTAATTCAGTCCTTATTCTATATGATTGACCCATTAATGTCTTTAGTTAATAAATAGTTTATGCGGGATTTTTAAAGTGAACCCACACAATTAAATAATAATCCAAAGAAAAAATAAATAAACTTGTTAAGAAAAAGTAATTGATTGGAAGTTCTTAACCGAAACTCTAATGTCTTTACCTGGATATCTAATCTGATACACTTGTGATGGTTGAGCAAATATGGTATCATCAACAGGACCAATAAGTTTTAATTCTGGGTCTGAGTATTCCATAGAGGTTTCTGCCGATGAATATTGACCACCAACTTCATTAAACACATCTAAAGTTGAAACGGTTAATACCCCATTTGTATTTTGAATAATACTTCTAATCTCGGATAGATAAACATTCTGACCTAATTGTCTTGATAGAGGGTTAAAGTATGCAGATATTTTATCAATAACACTTGAAATAACTTGTCCTGAGTTTTGAGCTGAATCTAAGACAATCGCAACATCAACACTCAAGTCAATAACCTCAGCACTGAATATTGAAATATAATCATTCATCATTCGGTAGTTTGATAAATAATTTGCAATGTTTTGTCTTAAAGTATTTGAAACAATATTGGTTAATTTACCTGAAGTATCGTAAGATAAAATTTGAATTAAAATTTTATTATCATTTTCTGTTATAGATACTTTTGCGGGTGCTCCAAATTGAGCTGGCATGTTTCTAATAATTGATTCGTAATCCTGTACGGTAACCGCTCTCTTTTGAGCTGCAAAATTAAATGATACATAGTTTCTAATTTCCTCTAATGATGGAATACCCGCTCCACCTACCGCCGCAGTTACGTTAACACATCTTAATGAATTAACTACCGCTGAGTTTGTTGTCTCAGATGGACCATTAACAAAGAATGAAACAGTACCAATTTGATTGATTACGTTTGTTCCTAAGTTTGTTGCCAATCCACCACCAACTCTATATTGAATGAACAATGTTGAATTTGGTGTTAATGTTGAACCTAATGAGAAATTGTTAGAATATTTTTGAAGTTCTAATGTTGTACCTAAAGTTGTGAACTGGTTCAATTGGTCTTGTGCGGTATTGGTACCACCACCAAATGTCATTTTCTTAAATCCTTCAGGTGTATATTCGGTAATAAATCTATCTTGAGTTTGGATATACTTACCAACTTTAATACCAGGTTGGTCAGAAACTTTTGCAGGGTCTTCAATAAAGACTCTATCTTCAGCCAATGCATCCACTTCATACCATCTATTATCAACACCTAAAAACTCTGCAGTTGTTGGTGTGTTTGTATATTGTGTACCATTCTTTAATAATACACTTGTAATGCCTAACACATTTTTTTCAGGTAAAAATAATTCAAAGAATGGTTTAACATCATTTGCACCAATAACTCGTTTGAATACCTTTGTAATACCATTTACAACAATTTCTCTTTTTGTGATTGTATAATTAACTAAAATATTATTTGAGTTAAAGTTTGGTATTTTTAATCTATTGGGAAAACCTTGAGAATTATATGGTGAAGCAAAATCAATGTCATAAACATTTTCAAAAACAATTCCGGCTCCAACAACTTGTGAACCTCTTGTCAATGTTCCAAGATATCTTTCATCTTCTTTATCACCAAAAGCAGGGACTGTAATTGAGAAATCAACTAAAGCAACTGATGGTCTTTGTCCTGGTAATTTTAAACCGTAGGTTCTGGCTATGTTATAAACTGATGACCTTTGTTGAGCATATTGTAAAACAGTCTCCTGAATACTTCGGTCAATGTTATAATGTAAGTTGTCCGCAATCGCGGCGTTTAAATCAATGAATACGGAGAAGACCGAAGCATCGTTAAAGTCTTGGATTAAGTCAGGATAGTAAGTTTTAGTATAATTCAAGAGCTCGGTCCTGATTGACTGATAATCCCTAGATGCGTATGATATTCTATTATTTGCCATTTGTATTAAATATTTATAATTACAAAATCACTCTGAGCATATGTTGAACCATTTGTTGAGTAATCTAATCTTATTTTTGCTGTGTACTCTGAAGTACCTTTGCCAGGGAATCGGTAAATTGACGATTCGCTTGTTCCTACAACGTTTTGACCTGTGGCAATATCCACTTCTTCCTGTGGGTCAGCAGGTGTAATACTTAAACTATTAACCAATAAGTTTGGCATAAAAGTTTCAATTGCATCTCTGATGTCAGATTCAATAGCGTCAAAGGTAATACCATCAAAAGGCTCAAAAAGAAATTCATATAATCTTGTACCAAATTGTGGTAAATAATATCTTGAACCCTTCCTTGTCAACAATAACAACATCAAGTCAGCTTTAATTTCTTGTGACTCTAATTCCGTTAATTGTAAGTAATCCCCCCTAAAAGAATCTCTGAAGGGAAAATTTATACCATATGTAACACCATTAGCCATTGTTTATAAATATAGTAGTATTTCCTTTTTTGTGAGCAGGAAAATAAGGACAATGTCTACAACCTGAACCACAACAAGAACCTCTTTCTAAATGGAATTCTTCGGTAAAGACATATTTTCCATCTTCCATATAAAATAAAGAAGGGAGAAGTTTTACCTTCCCCCCCTTATTTTTATTGTTATTATTAATATTACTTGATTTCACAAGCTCCACCAGCACAAGCCAATTCTCCGCTCAAATCAGTGTTATCTTGTAACTCAATAACTTTACTTAAATCAATTGAGTGAAGTTTTGCAAATAATCTTTCAAATTCTTCTTCAGTACAATCTTCAAATGGTGCTTGAATATAACTACCACCATCATAAGGTAATACAGATAATCCATTATAGAAATCTCTGTTTTCCCACATCCAATCTCCTGCTAATTCCCAATCTTCAGCCTTTAAACTGATAGTTGCAGATACGTTGTGACTGTTTGAACCAGTTCTGTGACCAGGTCTAACCCACTCTTGTGTAATTTTCTTAACACGTTCTAACAATTGGAAAGGACTTTCAGTTCTCAAAATTGCCCCTTCAGGTGCTTTTTGTGGAACCGAAATAACCGCTGTGTCATGTGGACGGAAGAATTCATCTTCAACTAGTTCAGGGTGATTTGTCACCAAGTAATTGTAGATTGCCTCATTCTTACCAACACGTACTCTACGGATGTAGTAGTCGTTGTGCCAAGCGTGAATACCTGATGATGTTCCCAACGTCAATGAAGTTGTTCCCGCAGGTTTTACAGTTGTCATACGAGCTGATTTGTTAATACCAATCAATTCAGCAACTCTTGTATTTTCTTCTTTAACCGCTTTCGCAGCTTCTTTCATATTATATCCTAAAACTACACCTGAACCAATACCTGTCATAGATACACCAATCAACGCATCTTTCTCAGTTGTTCTTCTCCAAATGTCTCTCAAGTAATGGAAGTCAGTGTAACCCGCTTGAAGTGTTCCAATGAACGCCGCAGCTTTAACACGAGCATTTAAGTCTTCTTGTGATTCAATGTCAGAAACATTTACCTCACATAAGTTACAGAATTGGTTTGGTCTCAATGCGATTTCACAACATGGGTTTGTTCCCCAATCTTTATCGTTTGTAAAATAGATACCAGGTTCACCTGCTCCTGACGCTTCAACACGTTTCCATAAATCCATGAAGAATTCTTTTGTAATCTTGTGTCTAACAAGTGCTGCTGAGTTGTTTGCTCTACCTCTTTGTGGATTTTTTTCCCACCAAGAACCTGATTTACAAGAAATCATTTCGTTGTCGTCAGCACTAAATAAAGAGATAAGTGCCGCTCTACGGATACCACCAGCTAACACAGCATCTGCAATATGACAAACCATATCATGAACTTCAATTGGTGTTAATTTTTCACCGTCTTCTTTTGAGTCCAACATACCTTTTAATTTATGTATACAATCTTTCAAAGGTTGAGGGCCTGGTGCTTTACCACCTGATGTTACAAGTTGAGCTCCTTTTGGTCTGATGTCAGAAAAATCAAATTCAGGTGTTGATAACTGTTCTCCAAAATAAGATTTGAACAATACTTTAATTGCGTCTGCCCATCCTTCAATAGAGTCTCCGATTAAGAATCGTCTTGACCTATTTGATTTTGGTTTTCTAATCTCAGGTAATTTTTCAACATGATGTTTTTGAACTGAATACCCAACACCTGTACCACCTAATAATAGGAACATTGACTCAGCAAATGCATCCAAGTGGTCGATAGGTAAGTAAGCACAGTTGTAGATTCTGTTTGGAGAAATCTCAATTGGTTTACCACCAAATTGCATTGACCTCATTGAAGGTAATACCTTTTTATCATATACCATTTTGTATACTTCTTTAATCTCATTTTTTAGAGATGGGTATTTTTTAATATGCATTTCCATATTACGGGTTACCAATTCCTCCCACGTTTCTCGTCTGTTTAGTTCAGGTACGAACTTAGCG